TATCAGCCACACTAGCGTGCAGCGAAGATTTGCTGCCCTTCGCCGGGACCCTCCTTGAGGAGGTACCGGATCTCGTATTCCAGCATTGCATTAAGGATGCTGGGAAATTCCCGCTGTGGTGCGGACCCGACGAAATTCGTCGGGACATCGTACCACTTAGGGTCGACGAGGGTAAGTTGGTCTTCGTACCAAAAAGCGCTAAGACTCACCGCCCAATAGTCGTAGAGCCGATCTTGAATGGCTTTGCGCAACTAGGGGTGGGATCCTACTTAAAGAGTAGGTTGAGCGCCTATGGACTGGACCTGACGAATCAGTACCGTAACCGGAAATTATCCCGAAAGGGATCGGTGGATGGTAGTCTCGCGACTATCGATCTGTCTTCCGCTAGCGATACGATATCGATCGGGGTTGTCTTGGACTTGTTGCCTCCTGAGTGGTCCGAATTCCTTGGACTATTAAGGACGGGAACCATCGGTTACGACGGCGTTTCTGTTGAGTTGGAGAAATTCAGCTCGATGGGTAATGGCTATACATTTGAGTTAGAGAGCCTGATTTTCTGGGCTCTTGCACTTGGGTGCTGCCATGCTGTTGGAATTGATGACCAAGATGTCGGCGTCTATGGGGATGACATCATAGTCCCTGTGGAATCTGTCCCACTTCTCCTTGAGGTTCTATCTGAATGCGGTTTCTGGGTTAACTCTCAGAAATCGTACTGGACGGGGCCTTTCCGAGAATCGTGTGGAGCCGATTGGCTCAGTGGTAATGACGTACGGCCTTTCTTTATTCGGGAAGAAATTTCCGATCGAGTCCTCTTCAACTTCCACAACTGGGCCTTACGGAGGGGCGAGCGCAAGCTCGCAAAACTCTGTGAGGACTGGACATGGAAGCATAATCGTCTCTACGGTCCTGATGGGTATGGTGATGGGCACCTTCTAGGTAGCCATAAACTTTACACCCATCGGAGGGATCGGAGGAACGGTTTTTGCGGAGGATGGTTCGATACGTACAGTCTCTTGCCCAAGCGGAACAATATCCGCAAAGCAGGCGATTGGCTTTTACCGACCTATAGCAGTTACGTTATGGGAGGGAGTAATCCCTTTGAGGTGAAATCTCCTTTGGACCCTTATGTAACAAGAGGGTCTGATGGTTACGTACGTACGCCTATCTACACGTTCGCGACTGGGATCTTTTGCCAGTCGAGTGGTGATTAACCACACGTAGCTCTTTGCTAC